TGCTTTATGTGTAATCATATTGACTGCAGCTTTTTGCCACAATTCAAAGAAATGTCTTTCTCTTAAATATTTATCTGCATAAAAAGTAGCACCTATCGTTCCTGTAAAACCATGACCTGTAACCATTTGTCTCTCTGGACCAAAATGTTTTACTGATTCTGTTTGTAAGTCATGAGCAGGCATTGATATAGAATCACACATAATATTAACTTGTTCACCCATTTGTCTAGATAGTTGTGCCATTGTAACAGCACCTTTATCTGGCTGTGCCACTGGTTGTAGTCCTGCAGCTCTCGCTAATCCTGGGTCTACTTGACCCTCACTATAACCAACTTTTGATGAAGCAATTTGTAGTTGTTGTAAGTTTGTTGGTAAATTTATTCGAACGGCAAATCTTGCTGGTCTAGCAAAACCCTCTGCTCTTCCCATCATGGCACGGAAACGACCTATTGTATTTTCTGTATTTGCTCTTGCATAATCTGTAGGATAATCTATTCTATCATAAGACCTGTCTCTAGGAAATCCTACTCTTATGTCAAAAGGACCTACTCGTTTACCTGCTCTAAAAATAGCCATTAGTAAGGTTTTCCTTTCTTAAATCTTGCGACTGGTAAAAATATTGCAATTGCCATTTCATCTGCTGTTATATTTAAAAATGATGACCTAACTTGACTATACAAATAATGTTTAATTGTTTTCTTATAATATCTTCCTGATAATTCACCAATATTGTATCTTGTTTTTTTATCATAGTTTTTATCACTTGAATATTTTGATAACTGTCTTAAAAAGTTTACTCTTGCGCCTGGTTGTAAGTAGTGAAAGTTGATACCATAAAAACCACCTTTTGCAAAATCTATAGGAAATATCAAAGGAAACGTATCATAGTATGGTAATGTCGCTTTAAGTTTAGGGTCATAACCAAAAAGATTCATCACACCATATTTAGGTGCCACAGTTGCTTTTCCTTGATTAATTAAACCTTTTGCACCAGGCGTTGTCATTGATTGTACTTTTTTTCTGTACCAATCATATGATTTAGGACCAGTTGTTGTGTCTAATATTTTATCGAATACAGTTGCCATACTACTATTTATATAGGTTTATAGATGGTAATTAACTCTTCCTTACCTTTAACTTTGATTTTATCTACTTCTACTGACTTAATATTATCTAGTTTTTCTTGTGTAAATGATGAATATAATAGGGGTGTAACTTTACCATTCTCATCTTTATAGTTTCTTGTTGTTGCTTCTAGTCTTGCAGCCAAATTAACTGCGTCTCCTATAACAGAATAGTCTAGTCTCATTTCACTACCCATATTACCTACAATACAAGTCCCCGTATTGACACCTGAACCAATATTGATATCTGGTAGTCCTTTTTCTTTAAACTCTGCTTTTATCTTATCTGTTTCTTCAGCACACTCAATAGCAGTTTTGACTGCCATTTCTGCATGATTAGGACAATCAAGTGGTGCATTCCAGAACGCCATAATACAATCACCCATGTACTTATCAATTGTACCACCATTCTGCAATACTATTTTACTCATACGATTTAAATAATCATTAATAACTTCTACTAAACCTTCAGGATCATCTTTGTTTTTATAATATTCTGAAATAGGTGTAAACCCTACAATGTCCATAAACAAGAAACTCATCTCTTTTCTTACACCACCAAGTTTTAATTTACTTGGGTCTTTTACAAGTATTTCTACTTGTCTAGGGTCTAGGTACTTCTCAAACTGTTTTCGTATTTGTTGTTTAAGTTTAAACTCTTTAATAAAACGATTAAATGTACTATGAAATCCTACAATTGTCAAGCAAATAATTGCCCAACTTACATCTGCCAATATAAGATGTTGACTGAATAGATAGTATGTTGAATATAATAATATAACATATAATCCTACAAATGTCAAGCCTAAAGTCATATATGAGAAGTAATTAGCAGCGAGTATTATAACACATCCTATTATAAATGCAAGCACTAATTCTAAAAGAAATGATATATCAATTCTAGTTACATTTATACCATCTATTACTGTTTGTAAGGTAGAAGCAACTGCAATATAGTCGTAGTTGGCACCTGTCGGTGTTGCGATTATGCCACCTAGTCCTTCTGCCGTTGTGGCAATTATTACTGTCTTGCCTTTTAATTCTTCAAATGCACCAGGACCTGCCTCTGCTAATGATATGGTTTTATATTCTTTATTCCAAGTCAACCATATTCTAGCATTTGCGTCTGTTTTAATTGTTGCAAAACCAGGTACTCTCATAGCAATAATACCTCCGTCACCAGCTTTCACTTGATAACTAGACTCACCTATTGCAACTCTAATAACTTCTATTGCAAGTGAAGGATATACATCATCACCTATCTTCATAATCAACGGCATTCTTCTTACGACACCATCTATCTCTTGAGATATGTTTGTTGTACCCACACCAGCAGCATTTTGACCTATTGATTCTATCGGCCCTACCATGCCTTTCCATGAAAATAACCAATCTAATGGATTACCTATCTTTGCAACTCCTCTAGGTACTCCGTTTTTACTTGTCTGATTTGTTCCTGTTTGTGCAACAACAACAAAATTATCTTTCAATGCTTTTGCTAATGCTTCATCACCACCTAATCTATCATTTTCTGCGAATAAAATAGGTAACACAATAACACCTACCTCTGCGGCTCTCAATTCTTCTATCAGGTTTGCTAATACATCTCTCTTCCAAGGCCATTGACCATAAATCTCTATCGCCTTTTCATCTATCTCTATGATAGCAATATCTTGTGATATCTCTTTTTCTTGTGATTGAAATAATAAGTCAAATGATTTTAGTCTTAATATTTCTTTTACTTGTGGGTCTTGTAAACCAATCCAAGTAAGGGTAAATAAGGTAACAAAAGCAAATGTCCAATGAGTTAATATTTTTCTAATCAAAACCATCTCCAAGGCAGTATTGAATAACCTAATAGATTAAAATACATTTCAATTAGATACATGAATACTATGAAGAAAGTTGTTTTAAATATAAATCTGTATGGTTGAGGTAGACTATTCTGCCATCTATTAAATCTACTACCTTGTACCTTCTTTTCCATATCAGTTTTCTGCCATATTATATTTGCCCACCAATTAGCAGATAATAAGTTTGACAACATCTTAAATGGCCATAATAATATTACTAATATTTTTCTCATTAATTACCTTGCGTTGTTGATAGAGTACAACCTGCTATCACCCCACAAGTCATATCTACATTATAGTCTTGGTCAGTAGACCCTTGTTGTGATAAATCAAAGTCAGTAGAATAACCATCTAACTCTATACGAGCCGCATGGTCACCTGAACCTGTTTGTGATATATCAACATCATGAGCATAACTACCAGTATCTAAACTTAAATCTAGATAGTGTTCGCCTGTTCCTGATTGATTTATATCTACTGTATTATTGTTATTGTTTATGTCTAAAAACAATATCTTATCTCCATCATTCAGTTGTTGTAAGTTTATGATATTTTGACTACTATCTAAATCTAGACTCATAAAATGTTCAGTCGTTGCTGTACCATCATTTCTTTGTGATAAATTTGTTGTGTTTGTAGAACCATCAATATCTAACCATATTCTATGGTCACCTGTATCGGTTGCATAATCACCTTGTGATATACTAACTGTATTTGTATTACCTGTTATGTCTAATGCAATACCATTATTGCCACTATTACCACTTGTTGTTACATTCCCTTGGTCAATATTAAGTGTATTATTATTTCCTGTAACAGTAGCATCACTAGACCAGTCTGTGCCTAAGAGAAAATTGTTTTCACCTGACTGCTCAATATTAATTGTATTGCTATCGCCATCAACATTTAGTTTGATACCATTACCTGTTACTGCTTTAGCATTATTTACAGTTGTTGTTTGAGTGCTTGTTGGTGTGATATTAATTACTGTGGTTGATGTCAAAAAGTTTTCATATGTATCTGAAATTAAGTCAGCCATTTTTGCTTTATCAAAAGAACTCTCAAATTGATTTATGTCAAAGGTTATATAAGCCGCACCTGTATAACCAGTTGGCAATTGGTCACCTGACCAACGCATCCATACAATTTGACCATTTCCGTTTTTTGCAACCCATGTACCATCACCTGTAAAATATGTACCATAAGGATATACTGCAACAT